TTACGCATCCTCTTTTATCTCTCCCATATAGTAAAAGCCTCTGCACTCATCAAGCTTCACATTATAAATATTTCCAATCATATCCTCGGTACCCGGAAAATGTACGATTGAATTATTGTCCATACGTCCGGTCACATAGCCATCCTTCTGGTCATCCATCTCCTCTGCAAGTACCGGCACCACTTTGCCCTCATAGCATTTTGCCTTTTCTGATGAGATAGTCTGAACCTCCTTTAAGAGCCTGTCAAACCTGTCCTTAACCACATCATCCGGCACCTGATTCTCCATGGTAGCTGCGCGTGTGCCTGTTCTCTTTGAGTAAATAAATGTAAAAGCACTGTCATATCTGACCTGCTTGACAACATCCATTGTCTCAAGGAAATCCTCCTCAGTCTCTCCCGGGAAGCCCACAATGATATCAGTTGTGATTGCAATATCAGGAATCTGCTCACGAAGTCTCTTTACCTCGTCGAGATATTTTTCCTTGTCATAGTGCCTGTTCATCTCCTTAAGCACTCTTGAGCTTCCTGACTGAAGCGGCAGATGCATATGCTTGCACACCTTGTCGCACTCCTTTATCGCCATAATCAGGTCATCTGATAAATCCTTTGGATGAGATGTCATAAAACGAATCCTCTTAAGTCCCTCAATCTTATTGACCTCGCGAAGAAGCTCTGCAAAGGTTATAGGATTGTCAAGAGTTTTACCGTATGAGTTGACATTCTGTCCGAGAAGCATTATCTCGCACACTCCGTCTGCAACAAGCTTTTCTATCTCTCTTATGATATCCTTAGGCTCCCTGCTTCTCTCACGTCCTCTCACATATGGCACGATACAGTAGCTGCAGAAATTGTTGCAGCCAAACATGATATTGACACCTGATTTGAAAGAGAACTTTCTCTTCACCGGCAGATCTTCGACAATCTGATTGGTATCCTTCCATATGTCAATCACCTGTGAGCCTGACTCGATATTGTTGCACAAAATCTCTGCAAACTTGAATATATTGTGGGTTCCGAATACGATATCTACAAACTTATAGTGCTTTTTGATATTTTCAACAACCTCCGGCTCCTGCATCATGCAGCCGCAGAGAGCAATCTTCATCAGAGGATTCTTTTTCTTGTAGTTCTGCAGATATCCAAGTCTGCCGTACACCTTATTGTTAGCATTCTCACGTACGGTGCAGGTGTTGTATACAATAAAATCCGAGTGCTCATCAGTTCCTTCCACGTAGCCTATCTGCTCGAGTATTCCGACAAGTTTTTCTGAGTCGCGGGCATTCATCTGACAGCCGAAGGTCTTTAAAAACAAGGTTAGTGGTCTTCCCAGTTCTTCGGACTTTTTCTTGACATACTGCCTAGCCTTTGCCATGTAGTAGTACTGTCTCTCAGGCTCGTGGGTTGGCGGTGTCTGGGTGATATCTATGTCATCTAAGTTAATCATGTGTTTTTCCTCTCTTAATTAATCTCATGTGAGTATAGCACATTCATTCGATGTTTTGCAACAAATCATTGTCAATCAGACAATTAATGTATTCATTCACGCTCATGCCTCTCTTGGAGGCAGCGCTTTTGATTTTTTCTTTTTTTCCCGCTTTCATTGTCAGGTTGATTCTATCATATTTTTCTTTGATATATTTATTAATGTACTGGTTTTGATTAAACTCACTCATATTATTTGTTCCTCTTTTCGTTTACGATGTATATTATAACTAAGATGTCGAATATTATCTGACTAACTAAAAATAATGTTTCCATTTTACTACCTCCATTGACTTTTTCGTATTTTCGTAGTAAGTTGAGAGTGTGGGGAGCTTTCCGCTCCCCTTTTACTCAACTGTTTGTTGGTTACTTGTTGAGTATTAAGTTTAGCAATTGTAAAACGCTTATTATCAGATTTATAATTGCTGTGGCAAGAATGATGTTTTGAAGGGCTTCATTCTTGCCTTTTTTCTTTTGTCGTTTCTTTTTCTTACTCACTTGTCTTACCTCCTTACATGATTATAATATCACATTATGCGCATAATGTCAATAGTATTTTGCGCATAATGTTATTTTAAAATAAAAAAATAGGACATCCATCAATCTGACAGATGCCCTATGTTATAATAATTATTTAATTTGTTGAGTCGGTCGGCAGCTCATTGGTATACTTTGATAGTGCCTTTTTAACTGTGCGCCACACCTTTTTGACTGGTAAACCGCACAATGACATATTCTTCAATATGCTTACAATCTCATACGCTATATATAGTAATGCGAAAAACTCCATCGTTCCGACTGTCTGTCCCGGAAGATATGTTCTTGCACCGGCCGGGATGAATCCGATGAGGTTCAATCTTATGATTGAGTCGACCAGAGCCAGGAGCACAAGAGAAATCAACATACCGACCTTTCTGATTGCTCCATTGATTCCAAAGTTTGAATTGAACTTTTTTTCCTTGATTGCTCGTAATACTCCGAAGATAGTGTCCATCACTATGCATATTACTACTATCTCCATAATTTTGTTGCTTGCTGTTGCCGTAAAAAATCTTATAATATCATTCATCATTTTTTTCTTATCCTTTCAAGAGTCTGTATGTTGTGAGTAATCCGACATATGCATCCTGTGTCAGTCCTCTGTTCTTTTGGAATACCTTCACGCATTTAGAGAGATAGCTCGTCCACTTGGCGTAATCCGTGTCTAACTTTGTGAAGCTGTATACATCGTGCAGCGTTCTTCTTAACCACTTGATTGCAGTCGGGCAATGGTGTTTCTGTCCACTCCACAGATTGTGGTTTTTTGCGAATGCCTGTGAGTCAGCTCCGAATTTGCCGTCCTCTTTCAGTGCATCATCTCCTTTAAGGTCAAAGCCTACGTTCATGGCGTGCTGCCATTTTCTGACTTCTTCACTTTCCAAGTAATAGTCAACATTACCCTTCCAGCTCTCATCGCTCGGCTTGGCCGGTGCGGGTGCAGGCTGGCTTGTTGCTGTTGTATCTTTTGCTCCAAGCTCCACATATAAGAGGTTGGCATCTGTGCTGTTATTGAGTCCGGAGCAAGTGAATGCACTGGTGTACTGCCATCCATACAGGCTGTGTACAATGGCAGGCTTCTTGGCATCGTTCGGATCGTCCCCGATTGTCATTCCCTTAGTTGATGGATAACGCGCGATCCAGAATGGACAGTTAATCTGATTAGCATATGGCAGAATATAGGTATTGTAGAAGCTTAGCCCGGTGTACACTCCAAAATCAAGCCCTGCCGCCTTGATTTCTGACTGATATGTGTTGATGATGTCGATTAAGGTCTGTCCAAGTCCCTGCTGGCATCTGTCCTCTACATCAAGCCATACGAATGTCTTTCTTCCGGCAAGTACCTCAATCACTCTCTGTGCATCCGTCTTTGCCTTTCCTAATGTAGTTGCGTACGAATAATTATATACACCCTGAATCGGCATTCCGGCTTCTGTGCAGCCCTTCCAGTTCTGCTCGAAGGTCTTGTCTGGGTTTAGATCCTTTCTGATGATTTTTATAATGGCATACTGTACACCAGCCCATTTTACTTTGTTCCAGTCTATTGTTCCCTGGTATGATGATACGTCAATTCCTTTCATGATGTCTCTCCTTTCGTTCTGTGCATTTGTATTAATGTTGTTCATAAGCTTGCGCCCCTTTCTTTATATTATAAGAGCCGGCACCTCATTTGGTGTCGGCTCCTAGGCTCTATTTGTTAGTTACATATTAAATTTTATATTTTCTATCTCGCTCCCTAACCAGAGTTTAAGTAGCTTAACAAATGGCAAAATAACTATTAAAAATGATATTATGGGAACAATGATTGGTAAGATATGTTTTATATATTACAAACATATTATCAGTGGTGTTGTAAAAAATAAGGAATATTTCCTAGAAAATGTAACTAATCTCGGATTACCATTGCCATTAATGAAGCCTGATTTCCCGACTTTAACATCTCCAATGTTTATGGTGGCTGGTGATTGGAGTACCCCTACTGCCGCAATAGCCGCATTACAATTAAAAGCTGATGGTACATTATCATGGGTATCATCACATGGACATACAGAACCTCTTACTTACATGGGATTCATTGCATATATTGCAAAATAATTATTAGTCATGATAAAATAGTATATAATTTACTCTAATATTACAACTAGCGGTTACTTTATCTTTCCATACGACATAGATACCAGTTGTTGTGATTGTTGGCGATTCAAGATGCCCTGAAAATGCTGCACCATCACCGTTTGTAATTGATACACAAAGATTATCGAAATTGAATGTTGATGAAGATAATCCTAGTGCAGAAATAACATCATTTTTTGACAATAGTAAACATGAGTTATTTCCCGGTAAAATTTCAAGTATTTTGGTACTCATCTTCATGATGGAAATATTCCCTAAACTATTTAATTTATTAAGATCTGTCTTTAGATTACCTAAACTCTGGTTTAATGCACTTATAGCTCCAGTACACGTTCCATCCCCTATCTTGGATATGTCCGTTTTTCCTATCCGCTTTGTGATAAAATACTTTAATCCTGTAAGATCCAAATATTTTGCCATTTTTTCTCCTTCTTTCTATGCAAATGCCGCATCTATTTCACTATTGGTTATTGCAACCATATCCGACTGCTTTATATAGCTGCTTAGGTCAATTTCTCTTGTACCTAATTTTTCATACTTATTGTTAATCCATAAATATTCATCATACACATTCTGTCCTCTTCCAGAATTGGCAATTAAATAAAACGTTCCCTTAACGCCTGTTGATGGCAATGTCTGCACTACTTGAAAATCCAATTTAGTAATACCGGCCATCGCTGTTGAAATGGCCGATGTTACAAATGCTGTTGATGCGGCCTGAGTATTATTTGTACCAGCTGATGCTGTTGGCACTTTAGGTGTACCAGTAAAAGACGGACTCGCTATAGGTGCTTTCTTAGTTAGCTCAGCCTGTACTGCCTTGTTTTGTACCGGGTTTGTTGACGTGCTACTCAGTTCACTATCTGTTGTATTTGTCGGTGTTCCATATGTACCATCCCCTCGTAAATACTTTCCCTGATCGCCAGCTGCTGGTGCAGGTACCAATCCTGACGTTCCAGCTGCTGAAGCTGTTGCACCTTTCATAACAGCATACGTTGTATTTTCTTTCGGTGGTGTATATCCAAGTGCTTTTATTACATTATCACTTGTAAGCTCTCCTCTGATAGTTTGTGATGATTTGTTTTCAACATTGCCTAATCCGATTTCTTCCTTTGAATGTGTGTGTCCTTTATCACTTTTATCTTCCAATAGAGTTTTAATTTTACTAATGATGTATACCGCACCTGTAAGATTTAAATATTTATTTTCCATAGTTCTCCTTTCTGTTATCTAAAGTCCATTAAATATAGCCTCTATTTCTTCAATGGTAATAGCATTATCATTATTAACTGCATTCACCTCCTCCGGGGTGTATGATGGTTTATTTTGTGCTTTAGCCCATTCTGGTATGGTTGGATCTGTCTCATACATATCTCCTGATATTTCTTTTCCATTCAAGCGGGGTTTGTTTTTTAGCTGTTCATAATCATCCATTATGTATATTTGCTCACATTCAATTCTTAATTCAGTATCATTTTCCATTTCAAGTTCAATTTCTGTCATATCATCCCCTCTTTCAATATATCTTCAACTGGTACTGACTTGATATTGCTTGCAATTACATTTTCATCTTTTGTCTTTGCCCTGACCTGTATCAATACATTCTTCATAGCATCAAGCTGCAGTGTTTCATCTTGAGATAATTTAATAAATAATGTTTCATCCGAAGTATTCAATTGATCCATGGACTTCTCAAACTCATATTTTCCCTGTTTAAAGGTAACATATATTTTTTCCAAATTATTTATATCACAACCTTTTAATTTTATTTTGATTGTTGGAGTTGTTCCTCTTCTCATACTTCACCTCTTGTCTCAAAACTTATATTGCATCAATTTCCTTGGTACTTATAGTTTCTATTTCATCTACTTTTTGATTGACACTTTCAATTTGTTTTCTAACAGCCTCCCCCGCTGTATCGTATAACTCTCCTGCAAATCCTTTTCTCACATCCTTAAGCTCTGCTTCGTAGTTGCCAAATCTTTTTAACAATTGTTCCACAAGTGTAGTCTGCTTTTCCTCTTCCTCATCACCAAATCTCATTTTTCCAGTACATTTAACAATTATGTTGAACGATATCAGCTTACTGTCACCATCTATCACTCTGATCTGCATAACATTCTGCCCTGCATGAAAAAATGACTCAGAAGGAATAATCGTAATCGTATTTCCATCCACTTCTGCCAAGGCTTTATTAGGCTCAGCCATAGTGCTTGTACACATACTGTACACAACTGCTGCCGCTGTACCCGGAATAGTGTAATCCTTTATATCAAACTCTAATGCGATTGAATTTGTGCCCTCAGTTATCTCTATTGGAGCCTGAAGCACATTCTTTGTAACATATATGTCTCTTTCGATAGTCTGCATTCAAATATCTCCTTTCCTATGCAGGAATAAATCTAACTATATATCTTCCAGCCGGTTCTACACCTGACTCAAGGAAATCATACCAGGATCTCGCATATTGTCTTCGTGCTTCTTCCTCTTCCACACCGGCTCTCTCAAAGTTCTTGAGGTAAGCTGAAGCAAGATACTCCGGTGTCTCTGTACTTGTTTTAAATTGAGACCATGTCAGATTATACGCAGATGTTTTAATCCATTCACCTGTAGATTCTGATAACTGATCAATCCAATATAACTGTACTGTTCCATCTCCTATATCGTATCCGTTAGCCTTTGCCCAATTTGTATATTTGGTTGCCGGAGTCCACTGCACCAGTCCATAGCCACCGGAATAGTTGCCCTCTTTAAGGCTTTGCCACAATCCAGGATTAATGGTTGATTCTCTCTGCATATTTCCAAGCAGGCCTGAGATTGCATTGATTGTCCAGCCTTTATCACTTAGATATGTATAAATTTCTTTGGCATTGCTCTCCATCTCTCCCTGCGTCAAATATTTATTATTACTAATCATGGATAAGCACCCTCTTTCGATTTTCCTCCTATAAGCAGGCCTCCAACATAATTCTCATAAGTTCCATCCGAATACTCTACTGTTCCGGTAAATCCGTTATATCCGTTTACACCGAATGACTGGCAATCAACATATACCTCGCCAGTCTTAAACATTCTAAATAATGCATTTTCAGTACCGATTTTAAAAATTTCATTACTTACTGCAAAAATTCTCCCGACAGTATTACCACTTTTGTCCATGATCTTCATCTCCCCCTCTGAGATCTCTACTCTTCGGCCAAATTCATCACTTCCACAAGTGTATTTACCATTTGTCAGTATTCCATCTTTATCCATGATAGTTAGGATAGCTCCATTACCATCTAATACTTTTATAATGCCTGCTATGTTGTCTATTCCGCCAATGGTCAATGTTCCTCCATATATCCTGTCTGCCAGCATGGTTCCGGCTATAATATAGTCGGCAAAAAAGCCTTTCCCGGTTCCGAATGTACTCCATATCCAGTCTTTTCCATCAGCGGTCCTTTTGGATGCAATCTCAAATCCCATTGATCCAAGGCACATAGCTCCGAACGTAGGTGAATCAGGGTTTAAATCCTCAAAAAGCATGGCTCGTACATCCTGCTTTTGAGCTACATCACGTAGTGCATGAAACTGTGTTTTCACTGCATCCAGTATTCCCTGCACCTGAGAGCCGATCACAGATCCATCTTCTCTGATTGCGCTCTCAATTCGGTTATTAATACTGACCTGATTTGATATGTAATCAAATTGATAATCGCCCAGCGATACAGATAATATGCGGTCATTCACACAATCCCACTCTAATTCCGTAACTCTTGCATCTGTAACTATATCAAGATTATTGTTTCTACAATGTACGGTATCACCAAGAGACACTTCTACAAGCCCCTTGACATCGGCATACAGCTCTGTATCCTCAATCATTACCATATCCACAGATATAGTTACTTGAGGCTTGTCTGCCCCCGCTTCCCACTGTTCCTGACAGCGTTTTCTAAGTGCAGCCTCCAGTTGTGCCGGTGTATCGCATATGATCACACCTTTCGATTCATCATCTTCCTGTGCATCAGCTCTCATTTTTACATCTTCAAATTTCATTGTTGAATATTTGACTGTTGGATATTTGTCTATAAGAGGGGAATCAACCCAAGGAGCATCCCCATCTATCTGATATCCGTTATATGCCTGTGGAATGATCCGGGTAACCACATTTCTTAGGTCAACCTCCTCTTTCATTCCGTTCTCAGCAATGTTTTTTCCGTAAAGGATCTCAACACCTCTGTCGCTGCCAGCATGACGATTTATTATCGCTTTGTAATTATCATATACGATTTCACCGCCCCATCTCTTAACAACAGAATTCTCATCGTCACCATTGATTGCTTCGATGAGATTTTTATTTTGGTAATATGCAGTTCCAGTCGATGTAATATCTGTTTCGGCTGTATACTTTTTATTCGGTGCAGTCATGATATCAAGAGCCTGCTGCCCTGTTTTGTCAGTTGGACGGACATCCAAAAGGAAACAATCATCTGCCGCATCCATAAATATAGGCTGCAGATCAGCAGATATTCCTGAATCACTTTTTTCCTTATAAGTTATTCTGAAAAGCTGCTCTCCATTAAAGGAAGGCATCTTAACAACTGCTCCCTCTTTAATATACTTCCAGCGGTCTTCTGAATCCTTTGGATGTTCAAGCGTTACCTCCCATATTCCATTCAATACGGCATGAACGGATGCACTTGAAGGAAATAATGACATATCTCCGTTCTGATCAAAGTTTGTATTTTCAATGTTATATATCTGGATCATAAGCACCTCCAATTAGGTATCACTTTCAGATTTCCTCCGTAAAATTCAATCTTGTTGTTTCCCGGCTGTAGATACATATCTTCATAATTTCCTGACACTTTGGTATTATTCAAAGTACCATCCTCGCGATACGCGATCATCCGATCTGTATCTATGGTCAGATTTTGACCAACATTAGCAGTCATCGTTTTTCCATTGATCTTAAGCGTACACATACCTTCTGCTGCGATCTTATATGTCGGATGACACTCTATATAAGGATTCCAGCAAACATCTTCTATGTCATATTCCATTGCACCATCTACGGAATATTGGAGCCCATCCAGTGTGTGAAATATCGCTGTAAAATTGCCTATCCGCTCAGATGTCCTCTCATTATCATCTAATTCAACATAGGTTATTTTATAAAAAAAGCCTGCATCATCAGATATAATAAGTTTTGCATTTCTTTCTGACAGCCACTGTTTTGCCATTCTCCAGCGATCATTCCACCTGTCTACTGCTCCGATATAATTAAATGGTATCTTTATTGGTGTTGCTGCATATGTACCATTAAACTTGTATATGGTTCCATCCCGCCCTGATAGTTTTACCTCTTCCATATTCGGCTGAGCGGCAGGAATAGATATCAACTCCCGGGCAAAAATCTGAAGCGAAGAGCCTCTTATGTCATTGTATTGTATGTCCTGCATTATTTTCCTTTCGCCCCCTGTGTTGCTAATGTCTTATTTGCCATCTGCTTAAGAACGAGATTTGTAAGTAATGTGATCGACTTCTTATCTCCAATATAAATGTTATTCTCCGCAGTCATTGATATTGATTTGAATGCTTCAACGATCATTGCGGCCAATGTTGCATTATTTGCATCATTTTCTTCTCTGATGTAGTCCTTTAACAGTTTAATTGGAAGTACCGCCTCTTTTCCAGCCTCTCCCCCTCCCATCAGGGAATCTCCATTTGCACCAAATATGGTCGGACTATTCAGGATTCCTCCGTTCGCATACCAATCTACAGAAATTTTAGGTACCTTAAGTGGGGAAAGTGACCACTCTCCACTCGCTTTAAAATGAGGCAACTTTATTTTTGGTAATTTCCAATCGAAATCGAAGAATCCTTTAATCTTATCAATAGCTCCCTTGATAAAATTGGCTACAGCTCCGAATATGTCATTTACACCATCCCTGAACCATTCGCACTTATTATAAAGTGTCACAAAAATAGCTATAAGTGCTGCAACTGCCGCAATAATTATAAGTATTGGATTAGCGGCCATGACTGCATTTACTGCTGCAAAACCAGTTTTTATAGGCCCCAATACAGGTGCAATTTTAGATATAATACCAATTAGTGACGAAACCCCTCCTGATACCTTGCTTATAATAGAAAACACAGGGCCAACTGCTGCCACTACCAATACGCATCCGGCAATCACTCTCTGTCCTTCCGGGGAGAGCTGATTAAACTCTTCAATCAATCCGGCAACCAATTCTGTAATTTTGGTAATCAGCGGTGCAACTGTATCCGCAAGCTCAGCTGTTGCCTGTTGGAAATCTGCTGTTGCCTTATTTCCGTCTACCAAATTCTTATTGTTTTCCTGCCATTTTTTTCCTGCATCTACAAGACCCTGATTCGCCATTTCCTGCATGACCAGGTTTACTCTCTCACTTTCACTTCCGCAAGCTGCAAGCTTTTCATTAAATGCATCCTCTGAAGTTCCCGCCCAATTGAGCATATCCGCAAAAGTCCCCGTAACAGTACTTGTTTTCACAGTCTCATTGATTGATTCTGCAAGTCCATCAATGGGAATACTATCCCCGTAAGTTGCCCATGCACCAATTGTCCCCTCAATTACCGTGCTTAATTCTTCTTGTGACAAACCTAATGCCTGAAGATTGGCCGTAGTTGTTGCAGCTGTCTGATCATCTGCAAGCACACCATATAAGGTTCTATAACTTTCCGCTGTTTGTTCTGCTGTGTACCCTGCATTTTGGCTCGACACCTCAAGCGATCCCATAATTTTACGATATTCTGCTGTTGCAGGTACTGTAGCTGCTGTTGCCGCTACTATGCCTGCTGCCGCCGTTGATATTCCACTAAACTTATCCCCTGTCTCTTTTGCTTTATTTCCAAAAGCCTGTACTTTTTCAGCATAACCTTCCGTTACAGCTGCTCCGCTTTTCAGCTTTTGCTCAACATCTTCCAGCTTACTTTTGTAACCATTAAGTTTTGTAGTAGTTTCATTTATCTCGTTCTTTTTGTCCTGAATTGCTTTTTCATCTTTATTTTCAGCAGATTCAAGAATATCCAATTGTTTTTTTAATGATTCAAGTATTCTTTCGTAATTCTCTGTTTGATTTGAAAGATACTTCTGTTCATCTTTATATTTTACAATCGACTTTATATGATCGTCATATTTCGATTTAAGAGCTTCGATTTCAATCTCATTCGCCTTAATTTTATCTGTAGACTCTGCAATTTTATCAGATAATTTCCTAATTTGTTCCTTACTTTCTGCTGCACCGCTCTCAAGTTCTTCTGTTACTTCAGCAAGGCCTTTCTGATATTTTGTTAAACTAATCTGTGCGCTTGTAAGCTGGTTCTGCTTCTTTCGGATTGCATCCTCATTTCTGTTTTCTGCAGATTCCATTTCTTCAAGCTCACGCTTCAGAATTTCCACCTTATCAGAATAAACGTCCGTCTGTTTTGCCAGATATTCCTGACGGTCTTTTAACTTTTCAACTGCAGTAGTGCTGTCATCCCATGCCGCTTTTGCAAGTTTAAACGAATTACTATTTTCCTGAACGGCTGTATTTACCTGTTGCATCGTCTTTTGAAAGTCTGCTGCACCATCTGCCTTAAACACTAATCCAACTCTCTTCAGTTCATCCGCCATATAACGTTCTCACCATCCTCGCTTTCTTCTCACAGAATATCTCGTATTGTTCGCAAAAAAAGACGGGACATGAATGGAAGAACTCGTCCTCTGTCATTCCCATCTCTCTCGCATCAACCATATATTCAGCCCAATTTATCTCGAGCTGAATGCTTTCATCTGTGCTTTCGATTCCTCTTTTTTTTTAATTTTGTCAACTTCTTTCTGATAAGCCTCTACAACTTCAAGAAGTTCTGTTGGATCCGGTGGCACAAGCTGAAGTGCTTCATCAAATGTCACTTTTCTCCCATTGCTTCTTACCATTGCATAGATAAGCTTCGCTGCAAAATTCATCTTGTCGCTGTCTGTTGCTTTTCCAATCTTTTCAAGTTTGTCTATTCTCCGTCCAAGCTTTGAACCACCTATCTGATCAAGATAATAAATAGTTCCAAAATTCATTTTGGCCTCTATTACCGTTCCATCAGTCAATCTTATCATCTTACCTTTATTCATCTAATCAGACCTTTCCACTCACTTTCCCAGCTGCTACCACAAGATCATCTTTTGTAAGTACCGGCTTACTAAAGAATTTTTCCTCTGTGAGTCCTTCCGGTGCAGATGCACTCTCTACCCTTGCAACAATGTCTCCATCCTCATTGAATGGATATGCTTTGATTTTGATTGTATCTGTCTGCTCGTTTGCCTTCTCCTCAGATGTTGATATATCATCAGAGTTCTCACTTAGCTTGCACTTTGGATACCAGTCGTATCTATATCCGCCATTTCTTAATTTGACCACCTTACCATAAGCAAAATATGGTCGTGGTCTGTTTCCACCTGAAAGAATAAGACCATCCGCATCAACATTGTCACCACGTAATTTTGCAAGTGTATCAGCTGGGAAAGCAACGACCTCAACTTCAATATCCGTTGATGTCGTGGAGATATCGCTGTCATATGTAGAGGCCATGTGTCTGATTCTGTATACCGACCGACTGCAGCCTCCGTAATCACAGCATGCATATTTTTTTATACGGTTTAAAAATTTCTGCAATGTCATGTATTTTTCTGCGAGCATGACATGTGCGTATGTGAGTCCGGTCTCTGCCAGCTGCTGCACCTGTTCATCTGTCCAGTTCTCCGCGAGTCTCTTTTCCATCTGCAGAACCCTCAGCAGACCTATGTCTCCCTTTTCCTTAATGAGCAGCTTGAGTTTTTCCTTTCTGATACCGAGAAGCTCATCCGGTCTCGTTGCTGTTTCGTCCTCGATTATTCCATACTGGCATTTGACAAGTCTCTCAGCTACTCCTATCAGGTGCATCTTCACAAGCATCTCAAGCTGAGGTGTGCGCATGTAGCACTCAAGGTACTCAATCGGATTGCATACGCTCATGAGGCTGTTTGCGTATTCCTTCATGGCGCTGTATTGAAACATGGTTCCTGCCATCTCACCGTATGTCTCCGGAAGTATTGGTCCGGAATTGATTCTGATGCTTGATAAGCCATACAGATTGCAGTCATCCCAGAAGTCTCTCCCTACATATGGATCATGCTTGTTGTAGTCAACCTGCACCTTTTTGCCGGGTTCGAAATATGCCCTTGCCAGCTCAACCCCCGACAACTTTTCATATGCGTTGTACATTTCGTTGCCGTTTTCACCTGCAATGAAGCCGAGTGTCCACTCTTTCTCTACTTGTATGTATCTCATAACAAAACCATTGTCTTTATATTTCTGGCCAAGAAACAGATACTGGTTTTTTCTGATGCTGCTTTTTACTTTTCCTTTGCACTTGTACTGCCCGCGTGCGCCACACATAGGACATATGCCGAAGCTGTTCTCTCGCGGCTCTTCTATGTTTCTCTCAAACTGGTCCTCGTATGCTCCACTGCTTTTCCATCTTGCAGTGGTCACACCGCCACACTTACTGCAGGCTATGTCAGCCCAGCTTCCATGCTTCTTGTAATACAAAAAGTGTTCATCATGGAAATATACGTGATCGGCTCTGTACAGTATTGCTTTTTCAGGTAGTGCCTTGGTGTTTGCCTGCCTGTCCTTCAGTGCTTCCTGACGTCTCTTGTGCTCTCGCTCTACTCTGTTTATCCTTTCTGTTGATGTGATGTCGGCCTCGTATCTTGATATGTGTTCCCACCACCAAGAAGGGTTGAAGAGCTTGGTATTGCAAAAGTTCTTTATCCTCTCAAGGTCTTCCGGGCTCTGCAGGATATTTTCATCTGTCAGGGTCCCCCCGGTGTATGTGTTCATCCATATTGGTCTGTAATATGAAACCTGCTGGCGTGTCCATACATGTTTGTCCGGCCAGTATGTACCAAAATCCTTCTTGGCAAGTGCGATTCTCACTACAGGAATCTTTTTTGACTCCTTTTTATTTTCGTATACCTCAAGGAGCAGGTGCTTTTTATGTCCTATGACCTTGACTGCAGTAACTCCAATGTACTTCACAGATTTTTTTCTGCTTATCTTCTGTAGCCCTAGGTATGGTATTTTTTCTATTGTCTTTTTTTTCATTTGTAGTGCCTACTTTCCCATGTCCATGTAGTAGTCAGTGATTATCTTCTTGGCTCTTGCCATGCCCGGGATGCCGAGCGTGACTTTGCTCGCTGATACGCCTGCTGCCTTGATGATATCCTTGTCAACTGCCTGTTGATTCTTGAAGGACCACATCAGGATGGCGGCTATACAGCCCTTCAATGTCTTGCCTTTCTTGCGGACATTATGAGCCAAGAGCTCATTCTCCATGCACTGGCCTCTTAGGTACTCCACCCAGTCTTCCATGATTTCCTTCGGCTTAAGCTCCGCCGCCTCGACATCGATCTTGCCGAGTGCCGCCGTGAGCTTATCGCACAACTCCGGGATTTCACCATGCGTGTATAGGTCCACGAAATCAGCCTGTATTCCATTTTCTTTCGCCACTACCTTGAGGGATTCTATATCACCCTCGTTAAGCAGGTTTTCAGCAAGCTCGTTAATCTCATTAAATGAATCAAATTCTCCAAACTTATCAAACATATGGTTTCTCCTTTAAAAAACTCCATTTATCGTATTTTCGCTCTGTATCTGTAAAATCCGGATAAAACTCATCCAGATATGTTCTGAACATGTTGAGCATCTCTTTTCTGTTTCCACTGTTGCCATTGTCCAGCATGTGATGGTGGTAGCGGCATCCGACTGCTCCGTTCTGTCGGATACCAAGTCCCATGGATGAGCGTGGTATGTAGTGCATGATGTCTGTTATATCCATCTCAGGGACTGCTGCTGATGGCATCTTATAGCCTGCCCGGCAGAATATGCACCGATAATTGTCACGCTCTCTTATGGCAGTACGCTCTTTTTGTGAAAATTCAAGATATTTTGTATATTTGGGCATATGGATTTTTCCTCTTAATGTGTTATAATATTTTTATGGTTTTTCTTTTTATTGTTGTTTTTTCACGCAGAGTCCGGTCAGGAAATTAGCTTTTCCCGACCGGTCTTTTTTATGCCTCAAGCTGCATGACATATGGTATGTCGCTCTCCATGCGCTCATCCACATCCTGAAGCATGATATCCGTCAGCTCCTTCAGTGCCTCAAACATGCTGTCGGTGATGAGTCTCTTGTCGTGTCTTTCATTCACTACTCCGATTATGTAGCCGGCTGTGAGTGCAGCTTCCTTTACATCTGCGCTCTCCTCAATCTTTCCGATCATGCCGATGCACTTCTTAAATTCCTTGTATTGTTTCATTCCTGCTGTGTGCTTCTTAAATAATTTCATGGTTTTTCTCTCCTTATGATGCTGCTTTCTGTTCTTTTGCCACCTCTGATGTCATGATTCCGATATCAAGTGGCTTCTCTGCCTTGATGGCAGCGTTTAACTGTTCTGCTGTTTCAATTCCAAGTTTTTTGAGTGCCTCTTTAAGTTTGTTCTCCATAAGTGACCTCCTAATATACCCAAATCCTTATTCCGATTCTGCTTATTACTTCTTTGAGCTTGAAATCTGCTTTCTCCGTCTTTATCACCTTCCTTTCGCCGGGAATCTTCTTACCAGGTCTCTGGCTGCCATCTGAAATGCCTGCTCTCTCTCGTCTCCTGTGGCTCTGATTATTTCCCGGCCATTCTGCAAAATCATGATTGTGTGCTCACCTGGTTTTTCTTTCAGTGTCATTGAGAGATGGTGCCGCTTTTGACGATGCGAATACGCACTATAAAATAGGTCTGTCAGTGTTTTCAATCCTTTTCAATCCTTTCTCTCTTAAATGCTGCGCTATCATAAAATCACAGTTTGGGCTTACATAAATCCTTTATCACATGCTCTATCACGAATTTCTTGCACTCAACCATCTCCTCTTTTGATGGCTGAGTGTTCGTCTTTTGTATGATCCATACAATCAACGCATATTTTGTCCACTTATTTTCAAGCCACCCTATCAAGCAAGTTATCAATGCTATGATGAATATTAGTTTCAATTTTTCTCACGCTCCTTCCTAAATCAGATTTCTCCCCGGGCTTGCCGGAGCACCGCACGAAATGGATTTATTATGGTTCACAAGAGGATTTGTTGTATATGGGTAGTTTTGCGGTGTTCCGGTAAGCCCGGATGTATTCTTTATTTACTCAGCATGTTCTTGACTTCTGCCTTGAGCTCGACAAGGCTTGCAAGGTACGCTGCTTCTGTGAGGATTTTCTCTCTCGTGAGTTTCTGATACTGTTCCTCATTCCAGTCCTCTCTCGTGTTAGTACAGAAGCTGTTGTATTCTTCCTCTTTCTTGCAGTTTGTCTCATCTGCTTTATCTATCTTGGTGATGATTTTCTCAAGGCTGAGTGCTTCTTCCTTTGTCAAATTCTTTCCTCCCTCTGTATTCTGTGTATTAAATCTTGCCTTTTTCTGCTTTCCAGTCGTATACTCTTCTTACAGGACGTTGCAGCGTCCAAGTAAATATTTAAGTGAGGTATTTTTATGTCTTTAACACCTTCTGATGTCATTCAATTAATTGGTATACTTGCATCTCTCATTACAAGCGTTATTGCTATAATTATTTCTGTATTAACACTCAAACAAAACTCTAAAATGATTGATGAAACATCACGCCCTTATGTAGCCATATACGCTAAAACCACAAATTTCCAATCGCCGCAATATTACTTAGTCATAAAGAATTTTGGACAAACTGGAGCAACTATATCTTCAATAAAATGTTCTCCTGATATCACTCCATTCTCTATTCGAAGTGATCACATTCCATTTTCCAATTTTGCAGAAACATATATTGCTCCCGGCCAATCATTTATATGCAATGTTAAGGCAAGGGAATTCTGTTCACAGAAAGAAATATTTTATTTCGATATAACTTATATTGGAAATGGAAAGGAATACCATGATACATATCCTATAAATCCAAAAGCAGATGCTGATTTAATACATGTAAGAGCAGCTACTGATGGCAAGGAACTTCGCAGTATCTCATACTCTCTACAGGATTTAGTTGAAAAGCAGTTATAACTTGATTCGTTTTTCTTTCACTCTCTCTTTAATCCGATCTGTTATAAATTCAAGTGCTTCTACTGTTTGGGCTTCCTCTGGGAGTCCTTTTTTTATGGTTTCAATTACACTTTCTACAACCAAATTGACTTTATCCTCATCCAAATATGTTGTATTTGCAGGTTCAAAATCATTTTGAATTATGTTTAGCATTTCTCACTCTCCTTTTCCTGCATCCTGTCCAGCAACGTTTCTGCCTGCAGCACTGCAGTCTTCATCTCTTTTGCGTCTACACCAAACTCTCGCATCTTCTCTTCCAGCGGTACAGGTGCATGGTCTTTCTTGGGGTACTGCTGATATATGCTCTCTGCAGCATGGAGCCCGTACCAGTAATAGCATTTCACTGCCAGCTCCGGTGTGATAGTTCCTTTTCCCTGTACAGTGCACCCGCTCTTGTCCTTGTATATGAAAAATATTTTCCACATGGTCTTTTCCTTTCTTAAATGCTACTTGCATATTTATATCTAACTTTTCTAAGGGGAGGTTTTTCCTCCTCTTATCTCGTCTAATATTTCATGCAGTAATGCGGTCTGGTACATTATTTCCTTTCCTATAACAGAGTCCGGATCTATACATACCGACTTTCTTTTCTTTTTTGCTTTTTCTCTCTTGATTTCATCTCTTTGCGTTTCTGCAAACTTCGAAATTTGTTTATAAATTTGATTTCCCATATGGTTTTGTCCTTTCCATGCTATTCTCTCCTTGTGATTATTCCTTTAATCGCTTAATAAAATCATTATTGCAATTATTAAAAACGGGAGAAAAAGTATTACTTCTGTCATGGTCTTTTCCTTTCCTTGTTTCTTACCAGAGGACCTTTAAAAGTCTTGCCCTTGTGTTATATGGTTGATTGTTATTCAACCTTTTCTGCAAAAAAAATTTCATCTCTGATCTCATTAGTTAGATGAAGTATTCCCTGCATGGCAATTATCTCTGAAGCTTTAAATTCTGTCTCATTATTAAGTTTCTTGTATAAGCCTTCTCTTGTTATTCCCAGCTTTGATGCAATGGCTGTAATTGTAATTCCTGATTCAGAGATAATCTCATTAAGTTTCTTGCTGTCTGTCAAAATAATGCCTCCTTTCTCGTTGAATATCATTCAACCTATAATCATAATATACCCGCGTTGATTGTGTGTCAACTCTTTTTTACATTTTTGTTGAATTTAATTCTCACATATGTTATCATTCATTTAGAAAGTAGGTGATTAATATGACTATTCAAGAGGGAATCGGTAAACGTATCCGTTCTCTTAGGGAATTTAATAAACTATCTCAAACTGAACTTGCAATTAAAGTTGGTTATAAAGACAAAACCTCTATCGCAAAAATTGAGGCAGGAAAAGTAGATTTACCACAAAGTAAAATTTTTGCATTTGCTAAAAATTTAGGAACAACACCATCTTATATACTTGGAGATAACGAATTCCCTAACCATGTGGAAGAAAACCACTCTTTTATTAATGATAATGATAAAACGATTCTTGATAAGTACCGCCAGCTTAATGATGAGGGTAAGCAACGGCTTCTGGAGCGTGCCGACGAGCTTATTGAGCTGGGCTATATTGCAAAAGGGGACGCACTAAAGGAGGCCTGAAATATGTTATTAATAAAAACATTATAGAGTTAGAGTAGTCTTATCAATAGTTTGTGTATTCGAAAATACTTTAAAAATTATTAAACGAAGAAGAAAATTTTAATTATACAAAGGAGGATTTCATATGGCAATAAAAGATAAATCCCAAAGACAACCTAAAAAAATAGCCTCAAAATTAAGTTATAAGATTAGTTATATCATTTCACTGGTTATAGCAATTATACTTTTAGCTTTTGGTCTTCTTTCTATACCTGCTGTAAGCATAAAATTTGGTATAATCTTCATTTTATCTGGTTTACTTTTTCTATTTATGTTTAAATCATATAGAAAAATCTACAAAAATTATGATTACCATAAAGAAAATGGTCTCAATAATTATGGAAAAGCAAAGGCTTCTGAGGGCAACAATGTTATTGAAAATAATATTGATATTTCCAATATTCCAGAAATAACAGTTGATGATATTACAGAATCACATCCACTAGAGAAGAAAGCTTACGAGTTTAAAGTTGTTGGTGTCACCTTCAAAACAGGGCGTAAAAGCCGACAAACAGCCCTACGACATATACACTTCAATGATGAACCTTACGAAACAGTTGATATTCAGATCAAAGAATATGACTATGAAGGTGAACTTGCTCTTGGTGTATATGCTAATGACTTTCAGGTTGGAAATATTGCCAAAGCCGATATCAATAGAGTTTCTTCTCTATTATCTGATGATTATACAATATACGATTATAAAATATATGGTGGCGGTGATAAAAATTGGGGAATGTCTATTACATTATCCAAAATTGTTAATAGCTAGGAGGAATTTATATGGCAATGATTAAATGTCCTGAATGTGGAAAAGATTTTTAAATTCATATTTTTGCGCCGGCGCAAATTTTAATCTTATTTTTAATATGAATACTTGACAAGACTAATTCATATGCTATAATATAGCTAATTAGCGAATGACTGCTGTGCGGTCGCAAAATTAGTCTTGGTTTATTCCAAGGCTTTTTTTGCGTTTATGAGGATTTTACAATGAATAAACAAATAACTTATACTGACGTATATAGTCAGCTAGAAAAATTAAAATCTCAAAATCTTATAATATCAGATGAGGCTTTTGCTATTAGTGCTCTTTCGAGATATGGTTATTCAAACCTAATCAAAAGCTATAGAGAACCATACATAATCAGGTACAATGATTCTATATATTATAAGGATGGCGTTACTTTTGAGCAAATTTTATCTTTATTTATTTTAGATAAGAATCTGAGAAACTCTGTCATGGCCGCTATGCTGGATCTGGAAGAGTTCATTAAAGAAGCTGCTGCCGATGTAATTTCAAAATCATTCGGTACTGCCTCTGCAAAATATCTTAATTATAGGAATTATGCTAATAAGAAACGTAGAAAAAAGAGATTTACACTTTCTGAAACTTTAGAAAAGATAAAAAAGGCATTGTATTCAGATAAAGATCCAATACACCACTATATGTCAAAGTATGGTGATGTTCCACCTTGGATACTCTTTAAGGGGGTATATTTTACTACAATTGTTAATTTTGTCGGATTCTTTAAAACTCCTGAGCAAAATGAAATGATATCCCATTTATACCATGACCACTACGATTTTATTTACGATGATTCCATGAAAAAACTTATGATGGATACTCTTTTCATTTGTATTGATTACAGAAATATGTCCGCGCATGGCGGTCGTATTTATAACTATCAGAGTCGCAATACCCTGCGAAAAGACGAGATTTTTCATGCGGATTATGGTTTAATGACCTCTGGTTTTAGTGAATTGCTTTTTATATTAAGTTTGTTATCATACACAACACCTTTTGACCGACTTAATAACGCTCTTCAATATGAACTCAATCGTCACTGCTCCCTTTTTCCTGATGACAGTGAATATCTTTCTAAAGTATTAAATATTGATATTGTTAAAAAGGATTTTGTATATTATAAAGCATCTGGTTCAAAGTATCACACTATTCCATCATGTAGTGGTATGCAGGATGCTATTCAAATTGACATCGAAGAGGCAAAGTCTCTTGGTTTAGCACCGTGTAAAAGGTGCTGTAACTAA